ATACATCATTGGAGATGATCTCTCTATCACGTTATGAAGAAGAAGCTATGATTGAAATTCGAACTGGAGGAGTTATTGAACAAAATTTATTTTTGTCAAATGAAGATTTGGGAATATCATCTCATCTTTGTCGTGCTTTGCGTGTTGCTGGTCAAACAATAACAGGCAAGAGCGGCGCAATGTTGATTGTTCCCAATAAAGCATCTGGCCATCGTAATATTTTAGGAATTCAAGCATGGAGACTTAAAAGTTACACTAAACCCGAAATTTATTATCAAATAATAACATCCGAAATGTTTGAAGATATGAAAAGTAAAGTTATTGCGAAAGCTAATTATCCTTATATATCTCAAACTGGCCCTGTGATTGTTGAACCAACCGGAACATCAAAATCTGAATATTTGGTTGAACATCATGTTGAAATTTGCGGTTCTGTTCCTGCTGATAAAGTAGTAGGAAAAGTTGGGAAGACATCTTTTAGAAAGACTCCAATTGCTATGCTTATGGAGCGCGATGGATGCAAATCTGATCGAGTTCCTGCTGCATTAAATGAGCATGATCGCAGACTTAATGTTAAAGAACATCCCCTTAAGAATTCTATTAACAAGTGTGGCCGAGGAATTGTTGGCCCGTTTGATATTGAATTGTTAACCCGCGCATCTCAAGATCTTGCTTACTGGTTTAAGGATAGATTGGATAAGAAGAAATTTAGAACTGATTTAAGTTTCGAAGAATGCGTTACTGGAGTACGTGAAGAAGGATCAAATCCTGTTGATTGTCGTGCTTCTCCTGGAATCCCTTATATTTGGGATAAATACCCTGGAAAACTCCCTGGAAAGAAATCTATGATTCAGATTAATGAAGAAGGTAACACCGAAATTATTGATCCAGAATATCCACCAAAATTTGAAAAATTCTTTGAGAGTTTACAAAAAGGAGTTATTCCACCTCATACTAGTTATGATTTTCCAAAAGACGAACTTCGTCCTGAAGCTAAAGCTTTAGGCGATCCCGTTGCTGGAACCCCCCCAAAAACCCGATCTGTTACATGCATGTCACTTGATATCATCTTAGCATGGCGTAGAGTTACTTGTGATTTGTTTGCTTCACTTCACCGTGCGGCGAGAGGCAATTTTCCGTTTGCCCCAGGAATGAATCCTGAAGGACCAGATTGGGGACGTCTGTTTAATTGGCTTAATGTGTTTCCGCACATTGTTGATTTTGACGTTTCTAACTGGGATGGACATATGACAGCTGATTTAATGATGGCTGTTGCTGACATGTTATGTATTATGTTAGGAGTTTCACCCCATTCACCCGAAGCTAAAGTTATTTATGCAATTGTTACTGAAGTTATCTTTGGTCATGTACAATTTGAAGATCTTGTATATCATAAGTTGCGAGGTTTGATTTCTGGTTTTCCAGGAACCGCCGAAACTAATACTTTGGCCCATATTCTCTTATTTTATTATTTTTACTTATATTTAGCACGTATTAATAATTTAACCCATTTAATGAATATTCACACTTTTATGAGATATGTTCACGCTATCTTTTATGGTGATGATGTTCAAGCTTCAATTGATGAGTTTATTATCTCCTGGTTCAATGGACAAACCATTGCTTGGGCCTACGAACAACATGGCTATCCAGTTACAGATGCTGCAAAAGGCAAAGAGATACAAAAATCCAAGAACATTATGGATTCTCAATTTTTGAAGTCAAGCTTTAATCCCATTTCCCCTGCACGTATAGATCGTAAGCTAGATATTAATGTAGTATATGATATGTTTTATTGGGTAAGAGCTAAAGAGCATCCAAAGGAACAGTTTTTGTCTAATGTTCATGACGCATTTCGTGTGTTGCATGGACATGGTTTAGAAACTTATGAAGCCGTCCGCAATCAATTTAACGGCTGGATGCGTGAGATTGGTGAAGAACCATTCAGTGTTTACTGGCATGATTTTGAACGCTCTCACATTGAAAACTACTATGCGGAATAGATGAAGAGAAGTCTATATTAGAGTAGTGCGATTGAACTTGGTTGACCAACTATCAACTGAGAAGATTTCGCAATAGATTTAAGTTTAGAATTTTACATGTTAATGTAATTTAAACATGTTCTTTAAGGACTGCATGATGGTTCATTTAGACATATAAAAGAAAACCTGCTAGATAAGGGCTTTTATATTATCAGCTATTTGACATCTATGACAGCTTGAAGTGATAATTAAGTCTACTAATTAAGGAAAGTGTTTCGTACTTTCTCAGTGAG